TTGAAATTGAAGTACTTAATGTTAGGAGTTGGAATTAATGCGTGGTTCTATTATAATGCTTGTTAGTTTTCTAATTGTCTTTGGTGCCGTTGGTGGTATTGAAGTGAATCCCGATGCCGACTTGTTTACTTTAATGATGATTGCAATTGTCGGTCTAATCGGCATGTTGATTGGTGTTAGTGTAATGCGTGAGGATGCATAATGAGCGATATTGAAATTGAAATTAATGAGATACTAGACACTACAGTTATGCTTTGCGAAGAAATTGCAGAGCAAGTTGGATGTCCAGTTGAATGGGTTGAAAAAATTGTTGAGAAGCGTTGGAATGACTTGTTGTTTTCCAATGATGATTTTATGAATGGTTATGATATGGCAAAGGAGAATATGTAATGGGTACTCGGTCTTTAACTTTTGTGTATGATGATAGCAGTACCGATGATGGTTCGGCTGAGGCAATCATGTGCATCTATCGTCAATACGATGGATATCCCTCAGGGCATGGACATGAACTGGCTCAGTTTTTAAATTCTAAAACCATTGTCAATGGCTATGGTGAGCAGAATTCAATGGAAGCAAATGGCATGAGTTGCCTTGCCGCACAATTAGTTGTTCAATTGAAACACGGTGTTGGTGGAATTTATATCTATGCACCAATGGTCGGTCGTGACCACTGGCAAGATTATGAATACCATGTGTATGACAACAAAGTGATTGTGCAGAATTGCAATACTGTATATGATAGCGGCCACAAGCAAGTTATATTTGATGGCACATGGGAAGAGTTTGGACAATTTTGTTTAGACCCAATTTCTGCGGAGTGAATATGACTGGCTTTCAAAGCAAACGAAAAATGGCAAACGATAGATTTAAAGTCTATTGTGAGTGGTGCCACGATTGGCACTACACCGATGAAGTTGAATTTTTGAATATAGAAGAAGACATTCAAGGGCGTGATGTGATGCACTTTGAATGCGGACAACCACCATCATGGAACGAAGACATTTCACGATATGATGGCACCTCATCACTTGTTTATAAGGAATAAATTATTATGTTACTCGCAAAACCAAAACTAACAAACACACTAGATGCAAAAGAATTTGAGACATTCTCAGAATGCCAAGAATATCTTGAAACGTATACTGACATTTCAATGCCACTTGTTGAATGGATCGCACTTGGTAAGATTCTTGTTGCAGAGACAATGACAACACCAGAATTCTATCCGAAGAAAGTTAAAGGTCAAATCGTTATGACTAAATTCGACATTGAGGAATTCGCATGAACAAATGTAGTGTTTGTAATTGCTCATTCACCGATGACGAAGGCGGCATACACGGCTACTTTGGTATGCTAAGTGTATCATTCTGTCCAACTTGTTTTAGTTGCATGTGTGATATGGTGAATCAAATAACACAAGAGTTTGGAGTTGAAGAATGATGCCATGGTATAAGAAATTATTGCTTATGATTATAGCACCGTTTATTATTGGTGCTTGGTGTATTATGAATCCACGCAAAGTTTGGGAACAGGCTAAGAAAGACTTTGGAGTTGAACAATGAGCGATTACACACCAGACAAATGGCTAATGGTCAAACTGACTAACAAAGAAAATAAATCTCACTACAGGATTTTTGCGTGTTGGTATGGCGGCTATCTCGGTAGTGACTCTTGGCAGTTAAATTCTGGAGTGACTAAAATTACTGAAGACAAACATTCATATTATTTTGAAGGTTCGTCTGGTTCAGTATATCAATGCAACAAACGTTTGTATGGTACAAGCGGATACGGACATGGCGTATTGACGAATATGATTGAGAAAAGTAAAGATACTTTAGTGATGGAAATTCTTCCTGAAGAAACAAATTTTATGGAGTTGAATTATGAGTAACGGACTTACAATTGATTTTGATACTGCCGACAGAATTACTCTGTTGGTATTGAAGGATCAATTAAAATATTTGCAAAAAGAACTTGAAGATTTTAAAGAAGGTAAATATTTGCATCCAGAAGATGTTGCAAACAACATTAAAATCATTGCCGCTTTAGAACTGTTGATTCCGTACTACGGAGGAACCGTGTGAATCCAATATTGCGTAATCGATACGATGAATCCAAACGAAATGGTATAAACAAAAGATTCCGTTTCAAGGTTTGGTGTATTCGAACGTTTGGTTTTGTTGTGGGATTTATTACAGGAAGGTAATTATGAGTGGCGGACATTTTCAATACAAACAATATGAACTCGGACACATTGCCGATGAAATTGAACAACTTATTCTAAACAATGATTCTGAGGAAGTGAATGAATGGGGTGATAAAAAAGGTTATGGCTATTCGCCAGAAACAATTGCAAAATTTAAAATTGCTAGAATGTCACTTTTATTGGCACAAATTTATGTACAAAGGATCGACTGGCTGGTTTCGGGTGATGATGGGGAAGACTCTTTCCATAGTAGATTAGATGCTGATTTTGAAGCCCTAGACCGCCGTTTGGGCGACTCTGAGGGTTCGGACGTACTCTAGCATCAAACTATAGCGGAAAACCGCCCAAAACCGCCCTAATTTTGTTGTTTTTTTGCGACATTTGCCAGAAAAGCCCTTGACAGGTGCGGTATTTCATGCGATACTAGGGGTGTTGGTTGTGAGATTAAGGACTAATTATGAATCTTGACTTGATAAATGCTGAATTACAAGATGTTGCTTTAACCCAACAGCAAGAGGAAATTGACTTGACTTATCAGGACTTCCTTGATACAATGAATGCTTACCACGATATGATGATGTATGCATGTCATTCGTATGATGAAGACGCTATTTTTTATGGAGTGAATTGAACATGGCTTATATGAATCAAGAACGTAAAGCAAAGATCAAAGCGAACCTTGATGCGGCACTTAAAGGTACTGGCGTTAAGTATTCCTTGCGTTGCGATAGTCTCTCTATCACATGCACAATCAAGTCCGCACCCGTTGACTTTATTGCGAACGCAAACGAAACTTGCGGCCGTGACTCTTATCAAATGGCACGTGGTTTTCAACCCAATACGACTGGTTACGACCAAGTGAATCCCTACCATTATCAGAACCACTATTCTGGTAAAGCAAAAGAACTAATGACCAAAATCGTTACCGCAATGTATTCTGGTGATTATTATGACAATAGTGATGCAATGACGGATTATTTCGACACCGCTTACTACGCTCATATCAATGTTGGCAAGTGGAACAAACCTTTTGTTGTTACCGCTTGACAAACACCACATGGTGTGTTACCATGTATATCTTAGTTAACTCTTTTAAGGAAATTATATTATGACTAAATCTGTTCAACAATACACAAAGATTTTTGAAGTTTTGCAAAACGCAAAAGCACCCGTACCTGTTAGCACCATTCGTGCGATTGATGGTATCGTTGCGACTCGCCTTTCTACTTATCTGTGGGAAATCAAGAAAAACACGGGCTTTGCTGTTCGTGCCAATCGTGATGGCCGTACAGTTGTGAGTTATGAACTCGTTGGCGCTGGTACTGCACCCGTTGCAAAACCGGCTAAAGTGAAGGCTGTTAAACCTGCTAAAGCACCTGTTGTCAAAGCGACTAAGCCTGTTGTTGCGAAAGCAAAGAAAGTTACTCCTACGCCTGTTCCTGCTGGTGATTCCCTTGATGGAATTATGAATGCGATGGCAAAGTCTTCTGCAAAGAAACCTGTTAATCTGCTTGATGAGATTGATACAGACGTTGCGGATTACGAAGACCGTGCATTCGCTGAAGCATATATTCGAACATGATATCGATTGGAGTGATATGGATGACCGTGCAGTAATAGAACGATACATCCTTGAAGCATGGGACAAAGGCTTGACTGGTGCTGACGTTGTAACATACGTTCAGTATATGTCAAGCGTTCCCATTTTTGAGATAGAACCTGTTTTACAAAATTTAATTGCGAGAATGTCAGAATGAAACTTTCCATATATGATAGATTGATGCAGTATCCTTGGTTTTATAAACTAATGATAAACTTTACTCTCATGGAATATTTTGTAATCATATTCTTTTTTGTTGGAATGTTTTTATGGTTGTAAGTAAACTATATCTCGACATGGACGGTGTTGTTTGTAACTTTGAGAAACGTTACTTTGAACTCTTTGGCGAAAGTCCTGGTTCGTCTAGAGACAGAAAAAACTTTTCTTCCAACTGGACTAAATTTATTGAAGGTGAAAACTTTGCGACATTAGATTGGTACGAAGGCGGAAAAGAATTGCTTGCCTACGTGCGAACTATTCCTAATGTTGAGATTGAAATGTTGACTTCAAGTGGTGGTCTAAAGTATCATACCGAAGTGACAATTCAAAAGACGCAATGGCTTTGCGAACGTGGTATAGATTATAAAATAAATACTGTGCCTGGGCGCAAATTAAAAGCCGAATATGCAAAATCCACAACCATATTGGTGGATGATACTCCAGACGTAATTGATTCGTTTGGAGCCGCTGGCGGTATTGCTATACTGCATAAAGATGTAAATGAGACTATTGCTAAACTACAATTCTATTGTGAAGATTATATTCTCCCACCTCACACAGATTGAGAGTAAAAATGAAAATTGCTATTGCTTCCGATGTTCACCTAGAATTTGGTGACTTGATTTTAAAGAATGAAGAAAACGCTGACGTATTAATACTGTCTGGCGATATCTGTGTTGCATCAGATTTTCGTGATCCTGATGTTTACAGTATGGTGCAAGGCGGTAAAACTCAACGTTATGTTGATTTCTTTACTCGCTGTGCATTTCAATTTCCCAAAGTAATTTATGTTGTCGGTAACCATGAACACTATCACGGCGACTTTGCTGAAACGTTTACCATTCTACGAAAGTACTTAGGACATATTGAGAATCTACATATCCTCGATAAAGAGCATGTAGTCATTGATGACGTAACATTCATTGGTGGTACATTGTGGACTGACATGAATGCACAAGACCCTGTTACTCTTTCACATATTCGTGGTATGATGAACGATTTTCGTATTATTCAAAACAGTAACGAAATGGTTTCATACAAAACTATGGTCAATGCATATGACGGCGATGGCAATGTGAAACTAGATGACAATGGGCAACCAATTCAGAAAGCAGAATTTCATAAGCGTCCTGCTAGATTCACACCAGAAGATACTGTACAGGATCACAAGAAAATGTTACAATACATTCAAGTGACTACTGCAATGCTTGGTGAGAATCCAAACAAGTATGTTGTTGTTGGGCATCATGCGCCTAGCAAAGCATCTACGCATCCACGATACAAAGAAGAAGTGTTAATGAATGGCGCATACAGTAGCCGTTTGGATCAATTCATTCTTGACAATCCACAAATCAAATTGTGGACTCACGGGCACACACATGAAGAATTTGACTACATGATTGGTACTACTAGGGTTGTTTGCAATCCACGTGGATATATTAATTATGAAAATCGTGCCGATGACTTTAAACTAAAATACGTGGAGATTTAAAATGGAAGAACCTATTGACTTTGAGAACTCGCATCCATGTATGGAAAAAATTATCGAATCAGATAAACTTTTGCCAGTCACAAAATCAGTAGCAAAAATGTTGATGCGTAATCCATATACATCATTAGGCAAATTCTTTAAGAAATTGTCTGATGAAAACTTAGAAGTGTTAATGGAAATTATTGATGAAGGTGATAGTGAATTCAATGATGGCATGGAAGATATTGTATTGATGACAGAAATGTTATCACGGGCTGAAGGTGTACCAAGCCAATCCATTGAAGACATTACCGAAAATGTAAATTACTTTGGTGCATGTGTTACCTGTGTTTCACTTGCACGAAAGGGTCTAGTTCGTGTATACTATGATAACATGTCGTTTGGTACAGACCAAGGCGATAAAATACTTGTGGAGAAATTAGATTGAACATTTTTTATTTGAATCACGAACCAAAAGTTTGTGCAGAAATGCACTTAGACAAACACGTTGTAAAAATGATTATTGAGTATGCACAACTCATGTCTACCGCACACCGTGTTCTTGATGGCGACAAATTCATAGATAAGACTTCAAACAATCGTAACATTCAACGTTGGCGCATGAAAAACGAAATCATTGAATACGGCTTGATGAAAGCATCACATGTTAATCATCCATCAAACATATGGGTTCGTGCAAGCAAACAAAACTACATTTGGTTGTATCAAATGTGGACTCACTTGATGGCTGAGTATACACATCGATATGGCAAGCATCATGCATGTGAAAAATATGCAAAGTATCTTTGTATGCCTCCAGAGAACATTGCTGATGTTCCATTCACCGAACCCACGCCTGCAATGCCTGATATATATAAAGTGACGAATGATTCTATTCGTTCGTATCAAAACTACTATATACATGATAAGGCGAGATTCGCTAATTGGAAAAACAGAGAAACACCAGAGTGGTTCTCATACGGAGTAAAGAATGCCAACATACAACTTTCGCCATCGTGAGACAGGCGAAATAATTGAGAAACTTTTTAAAATTGCTGATAAAGAGGAATTCTTAGAACAGAATCCTCAATATGAATCTGTTATGCTAGGCGCACCATCATTAGGTGATCCAATCAGATTGGGCATTCGAAAGCCAGACAATGGATTTAGAGAAGTCCTTGCGAAGGCTAAAGAAGCACATCCGAGGGGTAATGTTAATACATTCTAATAATGGGGATACACAAAACCACTACAACTACAAAAAGGGCACCCATGGCAAGAAAACCTGCTGTATCTAAATCAGCAAATACCGAACCAGAACTTCAACAACCCCCTAGAACAAAAGCAGTCAACAATACACTCAGACTTAGACTAGATGATTTAAAAACTTTTACTCCGTTAACAGACAATCAAAAAATCTTTTTTGATGCATACAAACGTGGAGACTATTTTGTAGCACTTCATGGTGTAGCAGGTACAGGTAAAACATTCTGTGCATTATATAAAGCAATCGAAGAAGTAATGGATAAAGGAAATCCATTTAATAAAATTATTGTAGTACGTTCTGCTGTTCAATCAAGAGAGATTGGACATTTGCCAGGTGACGTAAATGAGAAGATGGAAATCTATCAACAACCATATCGTCAAATCTGCGACACTCTTTTTGGTCGCAAAGATGCATGGG